GGAGTATCACTACGTTTCAAATCTAAGCCCATGGCCTTGATCTTACCAGGTTTGCCTTCTACGTCTTGACGCTTATTCTCTTTATCATAGTAAAGAATGGCGTAACGTTTCTCGGTCATGTAGATGCCTTTGATAGCAACAAATTCACGACCTGCTTTAATTACTTCGCCCCTAGTCTTAGGACAATGGAATGCATCTAACATAAACTGAGGGAATGTGGCATTAACATTATCAGCAATGGTATTGTATAATTGAATTACAATATCTTTATCCCAAGGGATAAGTTTCTTTTGGATATCAATTTTTAACGTATTGTAAGCTGAGAAATAACAGGAGTCAGTGTCACCGTATATAATGCTCTTGCCTACGTGGTCAAACTCGCCTGTGATCATTTCATTTACTTTTCCTGCCATGTGACGTGCAATAGCTCGGCCTGTTAATGTAGTACTTTGTCCAATACGCTTGTCAAAGAATCTACAACCTGGGTTAAGAATAGCACCATACAAACTGTTTAGGTTAATCTTTTTAACCAGCTGACGTTTATCCCAGTATTCTTCTTCAACCTTATTGCCTGCATCAATTGCAGCCTTGAGTTTCTTCTGCATATCCTTGCGTTCAGCATACCAACGTTTTAGCAAGCCCGGAATGATACCTTCATTCTCATAGGTAAAGATTGTACCATTAGCACTTAAGATCCAAGGTTGGTTGCTTTCAAAAATTAGTCTATAAACTTCGGCAGCACTTAATACATCCTGGTCACCATTTTGCCAGTCAATGGTAATTTCGTATGCTTTATCTTGACGCATAACTGCTTCATATTCTAAGCTACCAAACATACCTTCCCAAGCAGACGCAAATGATTTTTTATGTACTAACATCTGTTCTTGAATAAATTGATCAGTTCTATCTTGTCGCAACTGCCCAACAATAGTCTCTGGACCCATATTCAATGCTCTAATAGCACTCGGATACAATGAGTTAATATCCATTGAACCTATCCAGTCGTGCAAGCCTTTCTTTGGATATGCAACATATGCACCGGCGGCCTGGTTATTAGCATCTTCATCTCTAACAGGTCGACTAGGAACAATTAGTCCACGGTGGTGTGCTTCGTTTACAATAGCCTGCTCTGTAACAGCTACTGCACCCATTGTAGTCTGTAGTAATACAGTACACTCATGTGCTAGTGTGTTAGCTAGGTCTAAGAACTTTAGTTTCTTATCAAGTTTATCAAGCAATGCACAGTCTTGTCTGTTGTATTCAATAAACTTTTTAAAATCGTTGTTGTATAGCTGATCAAGTGTGCCTTCATAGACAGTCTTTGATTCACCTATCTCCATCTCTCCGATAGCATCCAGTCTATAGGTATGGCGTTCTTCATAGGTGTATTTGCGGTACAGCTCGAGACTGTCCAGATGAACGCGACCAACCAAATCATAAGTAACAGCCGCTTTTCCATATTTTTCATACTCCCGCTTCTTAGGCATTTGATCCCATAGACATAATCTACGAGTATCTTCTTTGCTTAAGGCCTTGATAATCCTATTTACCGTGTAGGGCATATCAAAGCCTTCACTGTTCCAACCACTTAATATATCAGCATCATCGATTAGTTGCAGAAACATTTCCAACATCTCTGCTTCTGTTTCAAACAAGTGAGTGTTAGGAAAGTCTTTAACTTGTTCCTCAGCTTCTGCCATTGTTAGTGTCTTTGGGGGAACAGCAAGACATACTAGCGTATCTAACCATTGTAAGTGAACAGCAATCGCAGTAATAGGCATGAACGCATCGTCGGGACTAGCGTAGCCACGTTCTGGATCAAAGTCCACCTCAATATCCCAAAACGCTACATTAAGTTTTGGTGCGTCCTTGCCTAGATAGTTTTCTTCTAGATTACGGAATATTGGATTGATGTCGCTTTCATAAAGGTTGTGTCCACTGTGGATTTTCTTTTCCTTCATGAACTCTTTATAGCTTTTGGATGTTACCTTGCTGAGGTTATCGCCATAGATTGATTTATACTTGCCCCTTTGATCAGGATAGTAAAAAATGTATTTTGCTGGGAATTCTTGATAGATCCTGCCTTTTTTAGGATCCCGTTCAACGACATAGATAATGTCTTTATCGCGATTCCAGATCGCGTCTACATAACTCATATTTTTCTCCTACCGCTTATGGCCGGCAACCGTCTTTGTGATCATTTGTAGCTGATCAAACTGTACTCTTAACTATTTATTAGTCTAATGTAGCCAACAAGATCAATTGTGACCAACAGCAGATAATTTGCAACCATGCCTGTACTTCTACGTGTCCAAGCCGCCCATCCAAAGATGGCGCATTGTAAAATGAATATTGGGTATAGATAAAAGAACAGTGGATCAGTTGCTCCTGCCGCCAATGCAAGAGAACAGCCCACACTCATCAACCATGCTGTAATTTCCAGTGTGAAACGAGTAGGCCATTCTTTATAATCGCTCTTAGCCCAGTTATATACGTTTACAAACGTATTTGAAATTTGGTCCATTAATCTTCCTTGCGGAAGCTGTGACCACTGATATCAACAATAGTTTCAAGATCGTCGAACTCACGGAATACTTGATCCCATGTATCTTTCTGTGCAATCTTAATTGCTTTTTTAATAACACTAGGCTTGACTTCTAGTTCTTCTGCTACTGCTTTAATTGTTTCATTCAGTCCTTCTGTGAGGTCTTGAATCTCTTGCATGACAGTCATGCCTTCTGCAACAATTTGTTTAATCTTTGCTTGTTCTGGTGCGCCAAATGCTTTGCCCATGTGTATCTCCTGTTAGTCTTTATTATACACACCTGCGGTGTATATGTCAATGGTTTTGACAAAGATTATTTAGGTTGGCGTGCCGCATACAATGCCGCAGTTGCCATTTGATCTTTCTTTTCGGGAGTCTTGTTTTTGAACTGATGATACTGCGCAGGATTAGCAGTTTGGAAACGTTCTTTCCAATAGTCCAGAGACATCTCTGGTTTTAGTTTTGGTTGCGGTCCAATTTTTTTAACTGGTTCTGTAGCAGGAGCCTGTGCTGGTTCGACAGCAGGTTCTTGAGGTTCCTGCTCACTTACTTTTTTGCAAGTTTCTCAACTTTGGCTCTTAAAGATTCAAAGTATGGATCAGCACTTTCTTTTTTGTGGCTCTTATAGCCTTTGTTCTTCATGTGCCATGCTAGTGCAAATGGGTTATCGATCTCATCATGCTTCTTCATAGCTTTGACAGTCTTTTCCCATCCTGGGGGTGCAACTTCTGCAACACCTTGTTCAGCTTTGGCCTTAGCTTCTTCTCTAGTGCGACTGTATCCTCGTGATAATGCCTCTTGTTCTTGTCTAGGATAAACAGATGTTTTATACATTTTTCCATCTTTGACAATGTACCAGTCGGATGGATCTAAGTCGTGTCTCTCGTCATCTCTATGATTGTTACCACGGTCCATTCCACTTACACTGCTGTCATAATCACGCTGATAAGCATCTCTGCGATCATAACGTCCGTATGCTTCGTTAGCATCCTGTTGTGGGTCAATGCCTTGTTCTTTTTGACTTTGTAGATAATCCCAAACGCCAACCAACATCATTTCTGCTTTGGCAATCTTCTCCTGAACCCATTCTGGTAGATTATCTTTGTCTTCAATAGTCTTTAGCAACCCCATTACAGCTCTTGCTGAAGTAAGCAAGTTGGTATGTGCCATCCCTGCTTCATCATCGTACTCACCGTTAAAGCCTTCTGCCATACCTTTTTGTAACCACCCGTAAACACTTACTAGGTCACTAGGAAAGTCTTCATCATAGTTGAATACAGACATGGCTCTTTTATTACCTAGGTCTTTTACCGCTATAGGCCAAGCCGCATCTAATACTGCGTTCTCGTCTTTGATATTTGGGTTTGTGTTAAACACTTGTTTTGCTAGATCTTCAGCATAAGATTCTGCCAGCGGTTTTTTATGTTTTACACTACCTTGCTTTTGTGCTTTCTTTTTATCCTTGTGCTGACCAGCACCGCCCATCTTAGCGTTCTTAGCAACAAAGTTGCGAGGCTTTGGAGTTTCTTTCTTTTCTTGTGCAAGGATACTATCTTCGCGCCTTTTTCCCGGAGCTGTAGCAACAGAACCTGCACTAGTAGCACCAACAGTGGCGGTCTCTAATACATAATGAGTATCTTCGTTGTTTTTTATTTTTTTAAATTCGCTGGTCATTTTGTTTTATTCCAATTTGATACAGGGCTTACTGTATTAGTACTAGGCAACTCTGTACTATTCATATCACCATGATTTAGATCAGTGTAATTTGCACCTGCAATTTTGTAGGCCTGCTTAAGGATATCGGCTTCTACTTTAGTATACGGAGCAGTTACTTTTCTTTTTCCAAGCCAACTTAGATAATCTACATCTGGATTATTTGTACCATCGCACATAGCGGCTGCAAGTCCTACTCTGTTAAATGTATAATCACTGTTGGCTTTTTCTGCATCACTGAATAGGTGCAAGCCCCGTGTAGAGTTTTGCTGTCTCTTTGACAACTTTCCTGCTTTGCGTTCAGTGATAAGTTCAAGTATCTTCATAATGTATTATTTACCACGTCCGAACCATAACTTAAACCATTCATCTGTACCTGGTTTAATACCTTGTTCACGTTGTATTTTTCCTTTGTTACTGCCTACAACAGGTTGTCTTAATGTAGCATTATATTCTGCAAGGCGAGCTTGCCCACCTAAACCACCCATTATGCTAACAGCCTTTAGGGCGTGTATAGGATCATCAGCGGCTAGGAACGCATCATCTCCACTATCCTGTGGAACATCATTTACAGTTATTTTGTATTGCTTCATTTACAATAATCTTGTTGATTAATGCGTCCATGATGTCTTCAACACCTTCGCTGACTTTAACACAACTGTCTTTACCGTTTTTTGTGCCATTGTATCGATAACCGTCCCAGCAGGCTTTACCATCTGCACCTTTTTTCTTGGCTTCGTCTGTATGCCTTACATGTATTTCTCTTTTTTTAAACATATCAACACCAGGCTTAGTTAGTGGTGTATCTTGAGATTGAAAATACTTACGCATTTCGCCAGGTGTTGGTTTAGGTTTATCTGTTTGTTTTGTATCTTTAGTTTTAAACAATGATAATTCTTCAACTTTTTCATCGTTA